ATGAAAGAAGGGGAAATTTTGAAAAAGTTTTTAGGGTTTATTTCATTGATATTTCTTTCCATATTGCTTACGGCATGCGGCAATAAAGTATCTGTCGAAGATTTAAAAGCAAATGATTGGCAAATGGATAAAGAAGAAAATAAGGAAGATATTAACTTTAAGGTGTCGTTTAGTGATCATATTATGACATGGGCTCCGGATATGTCTTCAGTAAAAAGCGAGGCATCTAACGAATGGGAGAAAATGGGAGAAGACTTTGGAAAACAGATAGTTGAGAATATCAAATACAAGGTTGAATATAAGCTCAAAGGAACGACCATACATCTAAAGGAAAAAGATTTAAATTTAGATGACGATTACAGCATTGAAAAAGATGGCAATAATATTGTTTTAACTCCCGAAGATAAAGATGCTCAGAAATTAATTTTAAAACCTTATTCAAAGAAAGCTAAATCAAAGGAAGCTTCTACTACTAGTTCAACTTCCAAGAATAAAAATGTTGCCGACTTATCAAAGGTCATTGAAAATTTCAAAAATGACGGGCTAGAAGTGAACGAACCTAGAAAGATGACAAAAGACGATTACGGAATGGCACCACTAAAGGCAAAAGATGGAATGATTTTTGGTGTTCAAGTTGGAACTGACGGTGAATATCAAAATGCAAGAATTTTCTCTTTTGAAAATGTTGATGATTTGAACGACACCAAAAAGTATTATGATGACCTTGGGAAAGAATCATCTATGACTTTTTCCTATACTGCTGCGAATGAGGACAAATTAGTGTTAATGCAGTTCAATGGAGATCTTCCAAAAGAAGTTGTCGATAAATATGTAGATAAAGCTGATTTGACTTTAACGCCAGTGAGTTTCAACACAAATTCTTCAAGTTCTCAAGATACGCAAGATGGAAACACAAACAGTTCTACGGCTACTGCTAGTCCAGAACAACAAACACAACAAGAACAAGCAGCTCCACAACAGGACCCAGCACAGCAAGAGCAAGCAGCCGAACAAAATGATTCTTCGGCCGACACTGGTACTCAGTATGGTACAGTTCAACCCGGAGAGGGTCCTAAAGAAGTTGCCGGACGCTACGGTATGAGTGTTGAGGATTTCCTAGACGCAAATGGAATGGATGCTGATAATTATTATTTTGATCCAGGTCAGCAAGTTGTTGTTAAATAAAGCAAAATAAGTACCCTCATTTAGAAATAGATGCGCTTTAAGGAGTTGTTAAAAAATGAAGTTTGGAGTTCGTAAGCCTAGTTTAAAAAAATCATTCAGCGCTAGAACTACCGGAAATGCAAAGCGTCAAATAAAGAAAGCCGTCGTTCCCGGCTATGGTAAAAAAGCATCAGGCTGGATTAAGGATCCGAAGAAAGCTGCCTATAATAACGTTTACAATAAGACATCCTTCCGTTTATGGGATATATTCAAGAAATAAACTTTCCGGATTTGCGTACCTTCTCTTTGAGGAGGTACTTTTTTATGTATGTAATCTACGATGAGCCGAGAGGAAATATTAAGCTAATTGAGGAAATGTTTGATGAAGTTATCTTCGAGGTTACAGTATATGCAAAATGCGAGGTTAATGTGATGATTGACTTCTTATTACTCTATGCGAATATTGCTACATTAAGTTAAGCCCCCACGTAATGTGAGGGCTATTTTTTAATAATTAAATCCTTTGATGTGTGAAGGATTGATATTCACATCTTTTACTTTACCCATATCTTTGATTTCATTCAAAACGATCGGAGCATCATGGTCATTGAAGCCTTCACCTTTTACTCGAACATCATACGTCCCATAAGAGTTCTTTTCTGCGTACGTTTGCTTATCAAGAAGTACGTCTTTTAGGAAACTACGCATATGGTCTTCCATTTTCTTACTTTGTGCATCATTGAGATTTCTAGCCTCAATTTTTATGATAGGTTTGTCTCCATCGACAATCGCAATATTTTGCTGCATGTAAGTTGGATAGTATGACTTTAGTTCTTGCTTCAAGCGATTTACTGCATTTTCATATTTCCATTTGCTGTCACAAGAAATAACTAGCGTATAAACTTTATTTGGTTGCAACACTCGCTTCACTTGATCTCGAAGCAATGTCCAAGCATACCGTGTTTGAATCCGTTGAACCATCTTAACTGCTTGATCTTTGGATACATTATCGATTGCAATTCCGTTTTTCTTTCCAGTAGGCTGCGGTGTTGGATTAGGATTTGCTGCATTACCACCTTGACTTTTTAAACGATAAGCATAGAAATAAGGACATCCGGCCATTACCCAACGTTGATCATGATTTGAAATGATTGTAGTCATCTTCCACCCCGTACATTCAATCCAATTTTGATTATCTAGTGCTACACCAGTATGACCGCCAGCACCAGCAGAATAACCCTTCTTACCCCAAATAATTACGTCTCCACGTTGCATCGGGAAATCAGTATTTTCAGCTATTTTTTCATACCCTAGTTTTAATAGATAATCATGGAGTGTTTCGGTGCTTGGAATATAACCATAGTTAAATCCACCTGATTCTCGTAAAATACGATATACGGATCCTGAACAATCGCATGTGCCATCTGTGTAATATCGAGAGCCATACATGCTGTAGTAGCAATTATTAACGAATTTCTGAACTACCGCTAAACCTGTTTCGATATTAATAGCCATTATTTTTTCACCTCTTTTTCCTCTTTAATGTTTTCGATTTCTTTTGGTTGAGGTTGCAACCCAACGTTTTTGTCATCTGATTTTCCGTAAAGCTCCTTTGCTTTTTTCATATCCATTATTCTTTACCTCCATCATTATCTTTCGAGTTCCCGCTTCTGATTTGTAAAAAGGCATCTTTGATTTGATCCGGAAAGTTGATGAACACTGAAATGTTCTCCAAAAAACTAATACCTTCATTCGCCAAATAGAACATGATCACAATCTCTCGTAAAGGCATTGAGTCTCCAATAACCTTTTCAACCTCGACGGCTACAGCAATGACAACAAAAATAAGAACTTTCTTAATCAAACCCACAAAACCAATACGACTGCTGATCTCTTTTAAATTCCATGCTTTTAGCAATCCGGTAAGATAATCAACAATCACTAAAGCGACTAACGCGTGCAAAATAGCATCCATCCCTCCAAGCCAACTAACAACCAATCCGCCTAACACCCCTGTAAAAATAGATGCTGCGTTCAAATATTTATCCAATATGATTTCCCCTCTCAAAATAGAAAGCGACCGACTAAAAAGCCGATCGCCCCAAATACTAAATATTTAACTATTCGCTTTCTTCTTGCTTTTTTGCATCGTTCACAATTTCTGTTACTTGATCGCGAATTGAAGCAGGTACGTTTTCGATTGTTCGTTTTCCGTCAATCACATGTGTTGCATAAAGCATTGCTAATGCTGAGTACATATTAGTTCCCTCCTTTCATTGCAGCGGTAGCAGATAAAACCATATCCGCTAACTCTAAAAGAGCTTCATCAGACATATCTACACGCTGACGAAGCTCTTCATTTTCTTTTTTCAGTTGTTCTGTTTCAGTCAAACTTTCCTCAACGGCTGGCGCATTTTCTGGATCATGAATCAATTTCTTTCCATCATATCGCCAATTGGTAAAATCAGTTGGTTCTCTGTCCGCTTCTACCTCTATCATTGTTTCCTGTGGAATAATCGAATATCCTTTTAAATATCCTAATTCATCTTGAATCCATACTTTCATAGGGTTCACCTCTCTATAATAGGGTAATATCAGTTAGCACAAAATCTCGTCTTTTCACTGTGCTATAATTTTCCAAGATACCCGCAATCTGATTCTTTTGTAAGATAAATGATTTGATGGTGTCACTTAGTGGAATTCTATTTTCTTTTCCGTAATTTTGTTCCATAGAAGGTTTTGGAACAAAAGTGGTGTGAACGCCGTAACCAAGTGTTTTACCAGTTGAAGCATCATATCTTTCACAAGTGATTAAAATTCCTTTGTGAACATCTGCTTCATTAAATTTGAATACATTCGCATCTGAGAAGTAAATTGCACCTCTAAAAATATTCTTTTTATATACGTCTTCTTGTTGAATTGCTGCGAAGTTTTCCTGAATGGTTTCCGCACCGTTTTGCATCCCGCGATAAATTTGCTTTAATTCCATTTAATCTTCCCTCACTTTACTTCGATTTCCATTGATTGATTATTATCAATGATTAGGTATTTATTTGTTTCAACCAAGGCTGCAGTCTTATCACTCATATGATAAGCCGCCGGTACTTCCAATATTCTATTTGATCCGCTAATTGTATTTTTTAAAATCGTTACGTTTGCCGGTACAGTACCACCAAAACTTGAACCAGTGTCAAGCCCGCCATTTTCAATCCCGATAGGATCAATTGAATACTTTAAACTCACAACCTCTTTTGTAGTTGGAATTGTAATCCGGCCATTCGTAGTCACAGAAACACTGCTAGATTTTGATGATTCATCCTCTCCATCGGTTTCTGTCACTGAAAATACATAGCTTGTTCCTGGTGATAAATTAGTCAAATCAGTATATAGTGTTGAAACATTTTCCTTTTTCACATTGTCCTGGTATACGTTGAAGCTCATGGGGGCTACACCCCTTTCACCCACGTTAACTTACCGCTCGTTGCTGTCACATCACTAACAACCAAATTGGTTGGTGTTTTGACAATCGGCGTTACTGTAACCGCACAAGTTGCGGTTTTGCCATTTGTAGTTTTGGCAGTGATTGTTGCAGATCCAGATTTCAAACCAGTAATTAGACCATCACTTGAAACACTCGCAATAGTAGCAGCGCTTGAAGTCCAAGTAATTGTTTTATCTGTTGCGTTCGTAGGATCAAAAGTAACTGACAATTGGAAAGTAGATCCTTTTGCGATTGATTTAGTAGAAGCATTGAGAGTAATAGAACTAACAGCAATTGATCCAGTAGTGAATTCAACAGCAGTACATTTTGCTGACTCGTCATCGCCGTCGGTTTCCGATACTTGGAATGTATATTTTGTGTTTGGAGTCAAACCTGTAATTGTTGCCGTAAGCTCTGATACTTCTTTTAGAAACGTTCCGTTTCGATAGATTTTGTAACTAATTGCCATTTAACATCCCTCTTTTCCATTTTAGTTCTACAGTTGAATCATCTTTAATAAATAGTTCCAAATTCTCAGGTATTCTAACAACTTCGGTTTGACCATCATTAATATAAGCTTTTGTGATATTCGCACTGCCCATTGTGAAGCATAAAGTTTTATTGCCTTCTATAATTAATAACGTATGTTTATCATGAACGATATAGTCGCCTGTGTTCAGCGCATAATAAAGCGGCATTTCAACATGTGTTTTCTTTCGATCAAAGCTGAGTTGGGTTGGAACGTTATAGATTGTTCCACCGCCGAATTGATCGCTAGTATCTAATCCGTCTGTTTCTGTCCCAATAGCATTTTGGTAGAAAGTAGTTCTAACTTCTGGTTGATACTCTGAATCATGTTCGATGGTGATTTTATTTCCAACAGGAATATGCTTGTACACGATTAGATCGAGCTGATACTTAATCTTTTTATAGATATACTCTAAATCAGCAATCAATCTTTCTTTAATTGATTCATGTCGAACTCCTTGTAAATCCACTCGCGCATCCATCAATTCAGAAAGCATTACTCCTCCTGGATCGATTGATTTGAGAATATCCTTAATCGATTCAAACCAATTCAAGTAATCCCCTTGTTGTGCATCACGCCAAGCTTCAAACTCTTCTTTTCGGTCCTTCATCCATTGATCGAAGTCGCCCTTGCCTTTATTGATGTAATCGGTCATGTCTGCAATCAAATCTTCGACTGTTTGCCAATAGCTGCCCATTTCACCTTCGGTTTTACTGACAGCCCGAACAACAAAATAGGAGAAGTCTTGTGTCGTAGCGATCACATCTTCTCCTTTTACAATTTTGAAATTTGCTGTTTGTTCGTGAATCATCTGCATAGTGTACTCATCAAAGGTATATTGAATTTTCCCGTTCTTGGCATCTATTAACTTAGCAGCACGTTCCACCGTGAACTTATTTCCTAATAGAGCTTCAATAAATACTTTGCACTGCGAAAGATCCACTGGCCTACCATTTTCAGTAATTATTGCTTCCATTACCTCAGAATTCCTATTACCTTGACGAACATTTATAATCCCAATGTAATTATAAGGTTCTGTTGTACTCAAAACGACGTTCCATTTTGCCATTCACTCATCACATCCTCTCTTCTATGGGTGCCTGCCCGTGAACAAAATCAGTCGGTTCACCGCTGAAATCCGGAGGGATAATTACCGAAGCAATGGTTTCGGTACCGTAAAAGTAACGATCATAGTCGGCAACAATCTCGCCGAGCTCACCTTTCTGTTCGTATGTTTGAATCATATCGTTATCCAACCCTCTGATTACAGCACAATGACCGTACTCTTCGTGAGTAGTAAAATCATCGCTGATCTTAACATTACGCTCAAAACAAAGAATCGAACCAACTTCTAAATCCTCATATATTGGATTTTTAATTACTGACCAGCCATATTCAGACCATTTGTAGGCTATTCCTATATCAGTAGCCGAATAAATTAGTTCCTCGTCAACAGGATCTAACTGATCAAAATACGTTCCTCCACCAAGATCAGGACCGCACATAACACCGCTATACTCAGCAGCAACAGCATAACATTGATAGTTGCCTATCCCCTGATTAAGCTTTGATTTTAGATGATTTAAACCTTTGTCATAAATGACCACTTATTTCACCGCCCTTGCTATACAACGATCACCGCCTAATAAAGAACCAAATGAATAGCCCATAGTTGATGTGTTTACACCGCTAAATCGACCATCGCCACCCATTTGAATAATTTGAGTGTCGTTCCCTCGATAGGGTTCCAACAATATGGCTGTGTGTCCATTCGCACCTGCACCACCACCAACATTATAGATAATTATGTCGCCGGCTTTTGATTGTTCTGGCGCAATTTCTTGCAACCACTGATGTGCACCTCGTGCATCTGCTGTCATTGATCCGGTATACCATTGCATGTTAGCAGGTACTCGATAACCAGCTTTGGCCAAAACAAGCCACACGTATCTAGAACAGTCAGTAACACCATTCCGATCTGGATTTGCAACCGACCCTATATAGGCTTCTCCATGAATAAGCTGATAGGTAAAATATCCGAGTAAACTTTTTGCAACTGAAACTATGTCAGAATTTGCTTGTGGTATTTTCAAGTCTTTGAACTTGTTATACCAATAAACTGCGTATCCTTGTCTATCAGGATGTGCAGTAGCTGGACGCTCGAAGTTATTCTCGAATGCATATGCTGCTTGTGACGGATCAGATAACGCTTTGTATCCTGCAACAGTGGTCGGAGCTACTTTACCAATCCATTGACCATTTGAGTTAGCCCAATCGACTAATCTCATTTGAGCGGCCATTGTTCTGTAATCATCTGTAATTCCCGCAGCCCTCATCAAGTTTTGAACATATACACGCCCATTATATGTTGCAGGAGGAACAAGTGGATATGCTGAACCATCGAACTGGATTGCGCCGTACGCTGGGCCGCCAATTTGGTCAGTGTCAGGGTTCATACTCGGGCCAGCTTCGCCATTAATATTTCCAAGAATACCAGCGGCGGCCGCTTGAGAATACCCCAAACTTAACAACATCACCCAGGCTTGCCACGCGAACTTTTCAGCATCAGTCTGTACTTCCGGTGGGTATTGGCCATTCCAACCATTACCTTGCCCACCAGTAGACCCGCTGGACCCACCACCTTGACCCGGGAAAACCTCGCGACCACCCAACGTTAGCTTTCCTTTTATATCAACATCCTTGTAAATCTGCACTTTTCCTTGAATGTTCATATCGCCAAAATGGATAGTTGTTCCATTTGCGAGCATAACAAAGCCTTTACCTTTGTTCGGTGAAATGAGAATATATTTCCCATCTCCTTCTGTCCTGATGACTAGGGCATTGTCAGGGATAGGCGTGGGCGTACTTGCCTCAGAAAAAGGATTACCAGCGCTGTCCGTTGTTCCGATCGTACCGATAGAGCCTTTATCACTCCAAAACTCCATGCCCTTTTTGGACAGCTCCATTATTCTTTTTTCTTTGTTGTAGACCTGAAGTAAACCTCCGACTAACTTGAGTGTATCTCCGACGCCATTAAAAGACGTTTCCATCATCTTCGCTCGAATTCTTCCTACTCGAATGAAATCGGCATTCAAATCACCGTTGATTCCCCATGCATTGACGAACGGGCCAAGCCAGCCAGTACGAGAAAAACCGATTCCTTGATTGTTTAAAACAACAACATCCTTCGCCGTTTCTCGGGAATCTGTATCCAAGTAATAAGTAGAATGTGGCTTATTCTTAGGATATTGAAGGACACTACCGCCCTCGACCCCATTGATTAGATTTGTCACATAGTCGAGGAAATCACTCATGTAGCCTTTTTTTGTAAGAGTTTTAATCGTTTCTTGAAACTCATAATTCTGTTGTTTGTAAAAGGCTATTTGAGCATCCCCAGCAGAAATCTTCTTTACTTTTTCATTCAAGCTATCGTAAAGAACTTCGGTTATTTTTGTTTCTACATGAATGTCATACAATTTGTGATAAACAAAGAAGGTATCGAACAACCCGTAATTTCTTAGTCTAGCAAATTCCTTCGCTTCTTCAGAGTCAGTCAATTTTTCAAATTCCAGTTCAACAGATACTTTTGGTTTATCGCAACCGGGATTAACAGAAATGAAATATTTTGCAGCTGCTTTATCAAGACTTGCTTGATCCTTGACGCCTTGTTCTTCTGTGAACTGGACGTGTTTAGCATACACGTCAGGATAGTTTTTAATCAGGTCGCTGTCGACCTTTTTCCCGTAAATACGCTTAGTTTGACCATCTTCAGTATCTTGCAAGTCTGCATAAGGCAAGCAACGAGTCACTATTGATTGCCAATCAAATGTAATTTTCAACCCCTGCAGATCTTTGCCATACCTGACTGTTCCAACATTATCGCGCCCTCTTCGACGTAATAAAGATAAACGAAATGGCTCTCGTTTAATTTCTCCACCCCAATATTGAAGTAATGATCCCTGCTCGCCAGCAATACAATTTAGTACATTACGTGCTTCAAACACTGTACTTGAAACAGTTTGGATATCTGAGAATAATTCGATATCACTACGCTCGTCCATACCTGCAGTGATTGCCTTCATAGCACCAGAGCCGTTCTGAGAGTTAATTTTGACGTGTTGCACTTCTCGATTACCGAGTTTATAGGTTCTAGATTGAGCATAGATCAAGATATTGTTACCATTGGTATCTTCATAGGTTCGCTTAATTTCAAAAACATGAAAGTCTTCTTGATCATTTGGTTTCGCCTTGATTTGGTAGCCATTTTCAAAATACTTTTTAAATCGAGATTTTAAAGGGTGTTCGACCTCCAACTCATAGACACCATTAGCTGCTTCTCGAACATCAGCTCGAGTTGCTTCGCTCAACACGCCTAAACCATTATGGCTAAAGTCTTTTTCAGTCGGCTCGTAAATTCTAGGTTTCACACTTTCGTACACCACCTTGGTAATATTTCAAAGCTTGTTACTTTGCCAGACCAACGATAGTTATTTTCTCCTGAAGGTAAAATAGGAAAGTCCAAGAACTTAGTTTTATGATCCTGAACTTCTAACACGCCATCTACGACTCGATATGATTCTTCCAGTCTAGAATCAATAATTATCTCATTTCCCACATTTACCAACTCGTACTTTTGATCGTTAATCCAAAATGAAATATCCCCCGAACCAACAATACGAATTTTTGGTTTCGAGGGATAATTTTCCATATTAAAAATCTTTTTTACATTATTGAGCCAAACTAAACCAAGTCTGTTTTCTTTGAATGGCCGAATACTAATTTTGAAATCAAAATGGGTCCATAGCCCATCTTTGTGCGTACTTGTAAATCTAGGTGGTTCGACAACGATCGCTTGATAGATATATTGCTCGTCAAACTGAAATTCAAAATCAGAATAGTTGTTCATATCCAACCAAAACTTTATTTCATCTTCTAAAAATACAAGTTCTTTAAATGAATTGGCTTTTGCCCCACACTTTATAGACCATTCAACATTTTTGTAGTAATCGTAATCGACAACCACTGAATCATTTGCGGCTCGTTCTCGAAGTTCAATGACACGACCTGAGGATATCCGCTCGGGTCTTGCTCGCATGTATGCATTGAACTCCCGACTAGTCCTGCCATTGATCTTAAATTGTCCGGGCTTAAATACCATTGAACACACCACCTTTCGGGCTATCTTCTCTATCCTTTAATTCTTTAATGAACGTGACGAGTTTTCTAGCCATGTCCATTAATTGGATATCTGAAAGCTCACCCAATGCTTGAAGGTTGATATTGTAAGTATCACCTTGAGGTTTAGCAGAATTCCTTTCGCTTACTTCTCGATCGGTGTTTTGACTTTCTCGACCTGAAGGCGATAAGGATAAGCAATCCAACATTTCTGGGAAAGCTGCCATAGAAAGATCTCTTGTGGTCATTTCGGAGGCCAATAAATCAGCCATAGACGATACATTTGATTGAACCTTTTTGAATTCATCCATCAAGCTTTGATTCAATCCGCCCATGATCGCTTTACCATGCGGAATCAAAAGTTTTCTATCGTATTCGATGGGTCCTTTATGTTCTTTGATCCATGAGCCAATACCTCCGATAAACTTCTTACCATTTTCCCAACTAGCCTTTAGACCACTGACAAATCCATCAATAATCGCTTTTCCTGCTCCCCAAAGATCTATGTTTGCAAGTCCATTAAAAATATCTTTGATAGTGTTGATTCCATTTAAAACTAAATCTTTCGCTGTACCCATGATGTTGTCAAATGAACGCGCAACGAAAGATTTAAACCCATTGATGAGTCCCGTAATCCCATCAAGGACACCTTTCCAATCGCCTTTAATAGCGGAAAGTACAATTTTGATAATTGATTTGATGGTATTCATAACGAAATCAAATGAATTCCTTATCTGATTCAACACCATTGTAACGATGCTCAACACGCCTGATAGTCCGCCTTTAAACAGGTTAGACACAACTGTCCATAGAACTTGGACAAGTATTTTTAGAGCATTACTAAACGTTGTCCATAGAACTCGAATAGTGATCAAAGCATCGTTGACTATAAATTTGATTGTAGACAAGGCTGCTTGAAAAATGGTTTGAATGACACCCCACACCATTTGGGTAATTGCTAAAATGGTTTGATGATTCTCATTCCACCAAGTCATGACTTGCCCCCAAACAGCGTAGATAAAATTCGATATTACCTCCACTAACGGTTGAATGAAATTCGAAAACGCCTGCCAAGCATTCTGCATCGCATTTCTTACATTTTCATTCGTGTTGTACAAATAAAATAGAACACTTGCAAGTGCAGCTATCGATAGAATGACTAAACCAATCGGACTAGATAGCGCTGAGAATACCGTTCCTAAAATGGTCGTTGAGTCTGAAGCTGCTTTTATTCCTTTCGCTGCCAGACCTCCCACTTTTGAGACAAAGTCCATAGTATCTCCTAAGCCTTTGAGAAATTTTCCAACCCCACTAGTGAGGCCGCCCACGACTTTCAATATTGGACCTAAAGTAACGAGCAATAGTGCAAACTTCCCTACTATAGATAGGATATGCCCTTGCATAGAAGGTGATAACTTATCCCACCGTTCCATCAGTTTATTTACAAAAGCTATTACGCTCTGGAATGATTCTCCAAACTTCACACCGAGATCCGCAGCAGTATCTTCCAGCGTTCCCATCCGTTTGTTGAAATCTGCAAGCATAGGTTTCAGCATTGAGAAGAACCCTCCGCCTTTGCCACCTGCATCTAAAAAGTTTGCTCCTATACGTCCAACTGAAGCCCAGATGTTCGCAAGTGTTGCCTTAAATGAGTTCTCACCCATTATTGCTGCTGCGCCACCAATATTTTTCTCAATCGCGGACAAGAACATTTCAGATGAAACTTTTCCCTCAGAAGCGAACTTTTTCACTTCTCCAGCTGATATGTTCGCCTCTTTGGCGATCCATTGGTAAATTGGCAACCCTCGATCGGCTAGCTGGTTTAAGTCATCTGTATAAGCCTGCTGTCCTGTCTGGACTTTATTGATGATCGAGCCCATCTCAGACATCGAAGTTCCTGCAATCGCCGCAGCATCCGCTGTTAGAGAAAGATACTTCGTCAGCTCTTGACCAGACTTAACCCCTGCAGCTACCGCACCAGCGGCGGTTGTCGCGGCTTCGTCCATCCCAAAGGACGTGCCTTTTACGGATTCTAAAGCAGATTTCATGATTTTATCGACAGATTGGCCATCATGGCCGAGTCCGAGCAACTTAGCACGAGCATCATCAATCCCCGTTAATCGATTGAAGCCTTTCACTAAGGTGATTCCTACAAGAGCAGAAGTAGCTGCAAATGCAGGCTTTGTGATCTTTCTTGTTAGTTGATCACCAGCTGAAGAAATCTTTTGGCCAGCATTCGTAAGATGACCACCCACTTTTCCAAGGGTCTGAGAAAGAGAGCTATCTGCTTTTTTCGCATACCCTACGACATTATCGATCGCCGACTTCGCTGGCTTGTCATCTGCTTTAATGGTTCCAAACATTTCAAAGATGTTAATTGCCAACAAAATCACCTCCCAATAATGCTAATGCTTCCGTCATTCCTTTCACTGCAGTTGCTTCTTTTTGTGCTTTCGATTGTGAGTTTTCAGCAATTTCAGCTAAAGCTCTAGACTTAAAGTCTTCGAAGCTTTCTTCTCTAAATGGATTGGAAATCCACATTTCCCACAAAACGTCATGTCTTTCTGATTCAAACATCACCATTAAAAAATCAGGGAACTCCTCATAAGGAATATCCCTGATTAAGCTTCCTGCATCGGAGTATCGTTTGTAGAATCGATCTCGGAATTTATTTTCTCCTCCAACGAGGTCGATGGCGTAAATAATTTGGCAACTTCGCGCAACTCCGGCTTTGCGAAAAAATCTTTTAGCACCCCTACAAAATCAACAAACGGGATATCGGAAAAATCTTTCTCGGTCATACTACATAAATCGCCTAAGAATTTATAAACTTCGTCCTCAACTCCGTCAATATTTTCTAGCACGATTTCTACTAGGGAAGTAATTGCCTCAAAGCTCTCATCGTTCAGGATCCCAGCCAATTCCTTTAATCGTTTCTCGGCTTTTTCGATCTGAGTTTGTGCTTTTTTGCCTTCTTTCGATCCGGGATTTTTTTCAACAATCAACTGCCACGCCACTTTTTGAGCTAGTAATGCTTTTTGTTCATCCATCAAGTCTCGCGCTTTTTCTTGTTGTTTCAGTAAAGAAACGATCGAGTTTGTAATTCCCAACTTTTTAGCTAAGCGAATCACTTTAAACGTGTCTTTCGCTCTTAACTCACGCATGATAACACTCACTATTCTTCACCTCCTGATTCTTTCTCTTCTGTTGGTGCGCCATCAGGAGTAAATTTAAGCGATTGACCTTCAATCTCGCCTGATGTACCCTCTTTCGGAAAAAGAATCGTGACAGGGATGGATGTATTGTTTACATCCTCAGCGGCCGCTCGTGCCTCAAAAGTCAATTTATAAATGCCTTCTTGTTTGTCCTGAGGTTCAAACTCTAGTCCACCAGTGGGAAAAGCATGATGCATGATAATAATGATCGGTTTTTCTGATCCTGTAATTGTCCCAACATAAGCTAAGTTTTTGAGATAATCTGTTTCCTTTACCTCTCGTCGAGTAGTAATCACTTCATAGCCAGCAGGATAAGTTTTTCCATCCGAGTCCACCTTATCAGCTAGTAAAGCCATTCTAAGGTTATCAGCAGTCCACTCAATCATGTTAACTTCAAACTTGCCCTCAGATGACTCGATGCTATCTGACCCTACTGTTGCCGTAAATACTCCGTCGATCTCTGCTTGCCGATACGTATTTACTAAACTGATATTAGATCCTCCCGAAGTAGCACCTAAAAGATTACCTACCCACTTCTCTTCTTTATATTCTAAATTGGTGAGCAAAGCCCCGGCATTTAACTGAAATCGTTTAGGCGTATCTTTCGTATAACCTGTTTTTGGCAAATCCGTGCCGTTAATAGTAGCCATTTTATTTCCTCCAATCGATCTTAATGTAAAGCTGCAGTGTGTGTCTCTGTAAGGTATCTGATCCTGTTGGTATTCCAGTATCACTTCGGTATTCAATCTGAGCGAGAAAATCATCCGTTAGCTGATTGAATGGTCGACGATCTGGGAATTTTTCGGTTATTGCAGACACCGCATTCAGTAGATCCACATCACTGCTCTTGTTGTTGTCAAAAATATCCATGTCAATATAAAATCCTTGACCCTGAAACCGAATAGGCTCCCCAGACAAAGTAAATGTCATGTATGGATATTTGACCTCTTTCTTTCTATTTCTCATGTAATAACTTTCGGGGATTAATTCTCGAAAAAGAGATTCCAAGTAATTAATTACTTTGATCCGTTCACTCATCCAATCCCTCCAAATATCTGTTTTGCTAAAGCTTCAATCTGATTCCTTTTCTGGCGAAAAGCTGGTCTGAGATAGGGTTGTGGCGGTTGCCCATATGTAAAGAACCACTCGCCTGATGGATCTTGATAGACCCATCCGCCTTTTCTTCCTCGGCCATTTTCCGCAAACTCACCGGTCCCGAATTCAACATAGACTGCATATTCCACATTGGTACCCACATACCCAACCAATTCATTTTCATCAACGAGATAATCAATGGACCCTTTCAGTCGAGCTGTCTGAACCGCGGCCAACAATACCGCTTGACCTTGAACTAAAATACATGCTGAAAGTAACCAGCGGATCGTCGCTTGATTGATCGCTTGTTTCGCTTGGCTAGAATTATCTTTGAATACCATCAAGTCCACCTCTTACAATAAATTTCGATATGATGCTTCAGCTCCATAACGTCATCGACATAGGTGATTTCAAACTCGATCCCCGTTCGCGGGTTCTTGATTCGGTCGGTGGTCAGCACTTCAAAAGAAGTGTCCTCCGAGATTAGAACCTGCTGAGAGGTTGCAATGAGACTATTCTGATATGTCTGTTCATCCGATCCAGTGATCATGTCCATCAGGCCTTCCAGAGTGTGAATTACAGTCCATTCCATAATTGGATTGTTCCGTTCATCAACTTCACCGGTATCTTCTTCTCGCAAGATTTCAAATGGTAGCATGGTTACCACCTCAACAATCGATACTTGTTAACAAAGGACATCATTGCCGCCGGATAACCGCTGATGGTCTCTGTGCTATTCTGGTCATAGTAGGTCTTGGACATTCTAGATACAGTCTCGGATTTCAACCCGATCTTGTCTGACATTTTGAAATCATATTTCAAGAGCTTTTTCACTCCAGCAATAATATCCGTAGGATACTCGATTTTCGTGATAAAAGCTTGATGATCACAGCTGGTGAAAAAACGAGCTTCAGCAAAAGTTAAAGTATTGCCTTCTATTTCAGAAACAACGTATAAGCCATCATTCCACCTACTCCCTGAGATTTGAATTGTATCTCCTTTTCCGATTCCTTCAACATTCTGATTAACGGTCAATGATTTATCCGTTTCGAATCGGAGCTCATGAAATCGTGCCTTACGATTTTGAAAGGGATTATTTGTGATTTGTCTTATAGCCGTTTCAATCCCGTCAAGATCTTCTTGCGCAACATCAGGATAGATTTTCTGCGCCTCTTCTAAAGAAATGATCATCTGCTGCACTCCTTCCGTAAGAAAAAGGAGACAGCTTACTCGCCGTCTCCCTCAAAGTGTTTAGCATATAATGTATTCAATTTTTCATTGCTAATGTTACCCGGAAACTCAATTTCGGATTTCTTCAGTGCCGCCATTTTCTCGTCACGAGACAGTTCTGTTGGCGGCTCATTCCAGTCAGTATCTTTTTCCAACTCAGCGATTTTCGCTTTGAGCTCATCGTTTTCAGCTTTCAAAGCATTGTATTCCGCTACCGAGTAAGTTTTGCCGCCAGTTGCTTCCTCAACAATGTCGTACTGGTTTGATTCAGAATTTAGCTCAACAACATCGTAACCTTCAGATAAATAAAAGGCCTTGTCCGCTTCATCCACGGTCAAGACCCGATTTTCTTTTCTTACCTTCATTTCGATTTCCTCCTCTTAGGCATCAATGACAAAAGCCAAGCCTTCGTGTTTTGTTTCGAACAACAATACATCGTCATAAGATTGTTCGTAATACAAATAGTTTCCTGAACTAGCCGCAGAGGGCGCATCTAGTCCAACAAAACTGTATTTTTGCGGAGCCGCCATACAAGGAATATAGATCAGGAAGAAATGAATTTGTTTCGCAGTTGGATCAGCCACCGCACCAGTCGTGAAATCGTATAAAGTTTTCATACGATCAGATGGAATTGGTGGTTCGATCGTCACGTCATCAATTCGATTGATGATTCGATTGATTGACCCGTCTGATCTCTGAACTGGCACTGTACGAGCAAAGTCCTTCAAACCTTTGATAATCTTGTTCACGGTTGGTGTACAAAAAATCGTACGTCCCGCTGACGGTACGCCCTTCTCGTCCATTTCTGTCATCAATTTATCGAAAGTAGCTAAGAAATTGGTTTCATCTAAAGTCATCTGTTCGATACCTTGACCCGTGGCGATGGTATTTTTGCGAGTGAATAAGGTTGAAGTCATCTGCTTATCCATTTCGGGGATCTTTTCCTCGTCGTTATAGACTTTTGTAATGTTTGCAATAGAAGTTGCATAGTTAGTTTCATCAATATCTGAGGGATCCACTAGCGTATCCCAATAGCGCTCATTTTTCAATGTGTACTCTTCCCATTGATTTTCGTAGTTCGCACTTGGTGTGGTAATGGTTCGTCGTGTACGATCCTTACGACCATTTTTGATCAATAATTTAGGCAGCTTGATTGTTCTGGCTCCCGTAAATTTTAACTTCCCATTTGATGGTGAATTCCATAATTTTTGTGTATACAACAATCCATTTGCTGCATAACGTTGTTCTAAGCCTTGTTGGTAGGCTTCTGCATAATTAAGTGGCATTGTTATTCCTTCTTTCTATTATTTGTTTGTTGGTTGCGGGATATCTGACATAAAAGCATCGATCATTTGTTGAGTTGGATCTGGATCTGATTGACGTCCGCTGCCAGGCTTAGGATTAATCCGTTGAAAGTTATTAATCGGATCCGGATCTTGTTGATTGCTTCCTGCAGGCGGTTCCTGATTTGGATCAGACACTTGAAAATAGTCGGGAATCTGAGTTTGTAAGTCTTTGATTCGATTATCCAAATCTGTGATAGACTTTCCATCCTCTGATAATTCCACATCCCCAAGTTTGAAACGCGCATACTCAATATCGGTTGCTCCGGCTTCACTTAATGCAGTGTTCACCAAATCATCAATAGTTCGCTGTGTCGCTTGTCCTTCTAGCTCTGAAACACGACTCTCTGCTTGCTCTGCACGCTGCGTTAATTGTTGAATCTCTTCGCTATTAGTAGCTTGATCGAGCTGCCCTTCTAATTCGGTCGCTCGATTCTCAGCAGTCGTCAATCGTGTTTGCATGCCCTGCACGACCCGACCATGATCAGCCATTACCGCGTCAATTTGTTCCTCACTTAATCCAAGTGCTCTCAATTGTTCTCTATTCATTTTTCTTTCTCCCTTACGTTTTTTAACGGTGCAACGACACCGTGGGTTGGCCCATTTTTACGGCAGACCTGCCGAATTAATTAGTTTACCGTCATAATTAGGACAAAATAAAAAGCCTCAGCTTTTGCTAAGACTCAACTCCTAAAACTTTTCTATATGCTAAACTGGATTGCTTTCAGAAGGCTTAATAAAGCTACTGTCAGGCGAAATTTTTATATCTTCTCCGATTTTGTTGACTATCTCTCCGAGAGGGTTGGGACTTTCACTGAACAAAGTCTCTTCTGTCTCGGGTGGATAAGTAATTTCAATCGTGACACCTCTTGAGTGATCATCGTACTTTGTAGAATTGATTTGGATTGTCTCGATCTCCCTAGAATCAATTTCATGCAGAAATTCAATCGTGGCTTCAAGAAGTATTTCATTCACTGACAGAGGTTTACTGCTAAATATCTCACCTTTAATTTTTCCAGTAACAATTTCTTCGCCATTGATGCTTAAGGACATAATACTCATTCCTTTCTTAAATGGTTGTTTTATAAATAACTGTCGCTCCCAAACGCTCATACCAGCTCGTTGTTTCAAGTAAATTCGGTAACGTGTGAGAAATCATCGAGATTGTCAGAGCATCCTTTTTACCATCACAATCCACTTCAACATGTGCATGATTGCCATTCCAAACTGGTTTTAGCTCGTTGCTGATTAAATCGCCTTTGCTGTTTCGGATTGGATTCTGTTTCCATTGCGTGCTGTTCTCAGTTTCGATTGCCTTTTTGTATGCATGGCCCAAACCTTTATGAACTTCTAATAATAAAATCACTTCGTTGAAATCTTTCAAAATATCTCACCCTTTCCATCAGCACCAAGCCACCACTTCAGCTTCTCTTCCGAGTCATAGCACTCTATATGTCTCTTCTTGCAAATCAACTGGTAACCATTCGAATAGTACATGATCACTTTACCTTGTTCGATCCGTGTATTCATGAGGACCGGTTGCTTTTTGATAGGTTTATTTCGTTTTTTATCCAAATACCTCGGTCGATAAACCAATTTCTACACCTCCATTTTTTGCACAAAAATAGCACTCAATCATTTTCATGACTAAGTGCTATTGTTTAATTGATTCAACTTTTTTAAGAATTTCGCTAGGCATTACTCTTTTTGCAGGTTTTTGAAGGGTGATTGAAAGCCCACTTGAAGTTTTGACCCTGCCTTCGTCATTTCTATCAAAAGCCTCGACATAATTCACGATATATTTATAAATTTGACGATCAACTTCTGCATTTTCAGCAGTATCCGTCCACAGTAGAAAGTCCTCAATAATCTCAGGTTTCTCCTGCTGTAAATAAGGTAATAATGAGCCAAATGAGGCCACACCAATTTTTCCAAGCGTCTTTTTATCCGCCTCTCTTAAAGACGGCGTGATATATGATCTCATTGTTTTGCTGCCATTTTTCATTTATACCGTCTCCATTTCTATGATTTGAATGATTCCGTCAGACATTCTTTTTGACTCCGTTTTAAGGACTCTGAATTTAGTACCGGGCTTAATCAAAAATTCTTGCTCATTTTCAAATCGACTAAGTTCGCTAATGTAGCCACCGATGTTTGAGCCTTTTCGGACGTATATCTTATAAAAGACTTCTGAATAGGTCCCCCCGAACTGCTTCGTTTGAGATTCTAATAAACTGGTACTCATGAATCCATCATCGAATACCTCAACATCACTGATTTTGGGAAGTTCATCAAACGAGCCCGCAATCCTTCGATACGTTACAAAATCTCTTTCAGGGATATATCCATTGAGAATATCTGGCAACCTTTTTGCATTTTCAATTTGTTGTCTCCGATAGGCCTCAGGCGTACCTCTATAAAGGGGATTATTAAAATAATCTTCTGAGCTAGTACGTAATATCTCATTAAACTCTTTATAGGCCGTACGGGTGTAGTCCCTAATTAATGTTTTATCATCATCAGATAAAGACTTCAGCCACTGATTATGGGATTCTTGCAAGCTGAAGAATTTTCTGACTTCTGTAGGTTTATCAGTGGTAAATGCCTCACCATTATTATACAACATTTGACGCTCAAGTAGTTGAGATAATTCTTTCTCATACTTGTAATATAACAATTCTATTTCATCCTCTGAAAGACTTCCCCAATCCTCATTTTCAAATTTCTCCAACTCTTTTTCGAGAAATGAAATTCGCTGACCAATCCTTTCAGAAACGATAGTTTTAGAGGATGCTGCTTTTGAACCTAACCAATCATTATAGTTCTTGTAATCCATAACCTCGTGAGACTCATTGTCACGCCGTAACGAAGGTTCATACCCTTCAATAACAGAGATAGAAACGCAACGGCAATTGACATCTTCCGAAGCGACTCCAAACATGTGCGGCTGCAAAGCTCGCCGTCCGTTAATCTCAAAGTATTCGTCGACCTCTCGAATCTGGCCGTCAAGTTCGCGGTGATTATGACGTGTTTTGCCATCTAAGGTAGAAATCCATTCCTTTTTGACATACACACCTAGCTCTTTAGCATGATTCTGTGACTGTTGCCGAGTAACGCCAGTCACGCGGCCTGCTTCTGTTCTAGCAATGTTCATCGCTCGTCGGTATTCAGCACCACCGATATCAGAGATCTGTCGTGCCATTTTCTCAGTTGATAATCCCTTCCCAAAGCCCTTTATAAGCACCCTGTTAAGGTTTTTCTTCATCTTCCTCGCGTTACCCTTCAAACGAGTTGAGAGCTTCCGAGAAGCCACTGGTGTATTGATAATGACATTTAACTGTTTGTCTGTCAGCATACCAAAGGCAAGCGGGATCTTTTCTGACATTTCGAACTCATAGAATAGTGAGTTATATGCCGTATCACCGTTATAACGTAAAAAAGACCAGATAGAAGACTTCTGATCCTGTTCGACTATTCGAATTTTACGATCCATTTGATCCCGGATCGCTTCGAGACGTTCCTTCTGTAGCTTCTTGGGAAACTTATCCGTTTCGTCAATCTCTTTCTGTAGTTCGACGATTTCTTTTGAAATATCATCAGCCAAGCTCTTGTACATCTGATAAAGCTCTTTGCTGACATTTCGTTCAGAGGCTTGGAGAAGTTTCTCTATCTCACGTTGATAATTGTTCAAGGCTCTCACCTCTAAAACGTTGCGATTTTCCAAGGATCAACACTTCGATCGGCGCACCCTCATCAAAATATTTCATAGCTTGTTCAAAGGTGTATCCCAAGCACATTGCCTGATGAGTATATCCCGTTACATATCCTAAAGCATCAACGAAACTATAGGGCGAGTGTGTAGCAAGTTCAACCGCCACTGCCTTGACTTCTTCTTCATTACTCGTCATCCTCCTCCCCCTCTTTCGTCATTGGTTCCTTATAATCCTGCTCATCTACCATCCGCTGCACTTCTTCATAATCGAGTTCTAGAAGATCGCAGATGGCCTTTAATACAGTATCATCATCGAGGCGCGCAGCTGCTTCCAGAATCGTATCAAGTTCAACCTGTTTACGCTCGGCCTTTGTTTTTTCGCGCTCTTCGACCTCTGTTTCATCAATCATCGTGTCACGAGTAATTGTAATCTCGATATCCGATGTATCATAAGACTTGCCATGTCGATCGTTAATATCAGCTACAATCAGTTCAAGCATTTGCTTAACTAACTTTCGTAGCCGAACTTCCATTTTGTTACACTTCAGATCCAGCAAAGTGTAACGAGACTGAATCACAACGTTTGTCACATTGCCATCACCGACCTGGGAAGAATCGAAGCCCATGCCAAATTTATAGATACCCTCTTTGTCGACCTTCAGCTTTTCCTTACGAGCTTCGACAGGAATGTTGACGGTGTGAACTTCTAGCCCGCCGTTATCGCCTGTTCCAACAGCCCCCCGACTTCGAAGATTATTGATCAACGTTTCATAGTTATCGCCGGAAAAGTTTTTGACAGCAAAAAACGGCTGGTCAAAGTCCTGTAAATTATTGGACAATGCGCATGCCATCAGATCGTAATCATCAATTAGTGGTTTGATAGGTTCAAGATCTGTCGTTTTATATTTGTTGTTGTCCAAACGCAGGAACGGGATGAAATCCGATTTGCCTAGAGCCGCACCAATCGAACGACCAAAAGCCTCTTCAGTCTCAGGATCAATTCTGGTATCGTGATACAAAGGATTAACCTGCACATTCGGATCTAGTTTGAAGGTCTTCATATAGTCGCCCTCGCTGACGAAATACCAAACCTTCTCTTTATCCCACAGCTCTGATCTAGTAACCTTGATCGTCTTGCCTTCTTTGTAAACATCCGTGTCGTAATACCTAATGATTGCAATCAGCTTGTTATCCGCATCGTGAATCTCAATTACTTTCAGGCTGTCAGCGACAGAAAAACTCAAGCGATCCTCTCCAAGTTCCGTATACACGAACTCATAACCTTTTTGACTAGCACCTTCGACAGCTTCTTGAAGCATTAACTGAAAGTCTTCGTCGATGTACTGATCAAGGAATTCCTGCAACCCTTGCTGTTCTGTTGTGATCTCGATTGGATTGGATAGCAAATACTGTGCTTTCTGATCAATCAACTCTGTCAAATAAGCATGTGGAATCTTTATGTTGCTACGACTTGTTTCCTCATGCATCTTGCCCTCATTATCAACGTAGAACAGTCGAAACTTCAAAATATCGTGTTTGTACTTGTAGTAACGGACTCCTTGCCGCATTTTATCCTTATACGATGCTACTCGATCCGAATTAACTGCCTGCTTGATTGCCGTTGCTAATGTTTTCGGATTATCGGATAGAAAATATTTTGGATCCATGGCGTTCACTCCCTTCTAGTAAAGCCATCCGTTTTGCGCCTTCATGTATGGCTCTAACGCATAACGTAACGGATCGATAATGTGGTTATTGTCATCAACTGGCTTATTCAACCACTTACCTGTTTTATCCTGTTGGTATACGTACGTGTTAAATTCCTCAAGTGTCTTCTCACAGCGAGGATGGATAAAGATTTTTAGTCCTTGCATGAACGCGATACCGTGTTCAATAGAATCAGGTCCTTTCTTTGCTCCTACAATCCGAGTAACTCCGCTATTTTTCAACTCTGCTATCATTTGCGGGCTCGCGCTATCAGCTCGAATAACAGCTTTCATCAACTCTCGTTGCTCTATTTCTCGAACAATCTCCTTGATCAGCATTCCTTTTTTATATAGCTCATCGTAGATCCACAACTCTCCAGCTTTCTCATCATAGATTGCACTAGGTAGTGTTGTTGGATCATTGGTGAATCCGAAGTCCATGCCGTGGATGGTTAAGCCTATTTGCTTTTTCTTGACCTCTGGATCAAAGTCTCTAACCTCATAACAGCCATCAAAAACAAGACCTTCTGCAATTCCCCAATCGCCGTCACAAACAACCCTAGCTCGTCGAGGATTGGTGCGATACAGATCTGTGTATCTCGTTCTATCCTGCTCGTCTAACCATTCATTATCCCGAAAGGTTGTTGTATCACTAAAGACATCCTTTAGCTTGGTTTCCTCGTCAAAAAAAGCCGCCTTCAACCAGTGGTGTTCTGACCACGGGTTAAAAGTGACTGTGACTTGTTTATAATAATCTTCAGCTTCATACGTCCCTCGAATGGACTCAACAACTGTGTCGAATTTTTCGCGATTCTCGATTTGATATGCTTCTTCAAACCATGCCCAACATAACACCCCTACATCTACGGTAATTGACGTGATCTTTAACTCATCATCCAAACCTCTGAAAAGAATTTTTTGCCCTGTGGCTTTTACTGTAATTTCTGGTAAAGACTCGTTGAATTTGAACAAGTGGAGCACCTTTAATCTTTGCGCAGCCCACTTAAAATCGGTGTATGTTGATTGTTTATTCGTATTTGAGAAACGACGGATCACTAATAAATTCGCCCAAGGATATTTTAGAATATCGTGAACATAGCAAAGGGCAGCTGTCTTTGATTTTTTGCTACCACGTGAACCCTTAACAGCTCGATAGAAGTTGCGACAATAGAAAAAACGATTATACCCCTTCCCCAACACCTTACGCATTGAAATCTTCGTCTCAGTCATCGTCATCCTCCGGAACATCGTCCACAAAAGTCACTTTCATGTTCGCATTAACGTCCAGCTTGTCGTTGAACATTCCAAGATGGCGACCTAGTTGATCGAGTGCCTTCGCCTTATCCGCGATTTTAACTTCTCGTTCGACGCTTTCCCCAAACTCAGTCACCGATTTTTTAACTTTGATGCCCTGGATAACTGCTAGATCATCATCGGAAGCAAAATCAGAAACCTCCCCAGACTCAGGATCAACCAAATCTGTAACTTTGACGAAAGCGATCCTTGCAAGCTCCTGCAACACGCGATCCTGGTTGATTCCCGTTCGTTTAGATCGTTCTGCCTTGGCTTTGTCTACATATGCACGAATATGAGGTTTTTTCAGGTTTTCGTATCCAATCTCAGCTGCTGAATCAGTGCTATATCCTGCGCGAATAGCGGCTTGCGTGGCATTCAAGTCAATCAAATACTCATCTGCAAACAGCTGCTGCTTGGGTGTTAATTTGGCCATCCTGCCACACTCCTTCCTTGAAAACGCAAAAAAAAGGCACCCAAAATGGGTACCTTTTGATATCTCGCTTCAATTTCACATTACCATTTTAACACATAAAACCTTCGTTTTTTTTCAAACTTTTTTTAACGTTATTGGAAGTCGATTGCGTCAATACCAAACAAAAGGACGGACATATCTTTAATGGCGGCTCTAGTATCTCGATATACAGTCCCTTGTTCAATATTGAAAAATTCACAGATTTCCTTCACTGACATAGTATCTTCGATTAAGTATCTTTTCCTAAGAATTTTGTATCGTCGCTGCTCCTCCACTGAGCCTCGTTTACAATGCCATTCATAGGACACCAGCATTTTATCAACATGATTCATCATTTTTAGGGTTTTCGCCCGATAGGTGCTAAGACTTTCTAGGGTTAACGATTCTAGACTAAACTCCGGATAATCCTCTGGGATACTCTGTTGTGTTGTTTCTTCGCAAAGATTTTTCAATTTGATATAGTTTTTTAGAAGCAGTTCTGTGTTTCTCAAATTACGCTTTTTTACTTCTTTTTTCTGTTTCGTAGCTTTTTTCTCATACGCTAATATTGCTTCTTGAGCAGAAGCGGCTGCAATAATCTCAAGTTGATGCTTAGTAATTCCATTTGACTTCCCCAAAACTGCTCCCTCCGATACATTGTTTTTTGTTTCCTGAATGGTAGATGCGGTTATTTCAAATTAAGAAATTGTATGGCACTGATACTAATTTGATCAAACGTCTTTAATCTCATGTCATCGTCATAAGCCTTGTCATAGTATTCTCGCTTGCCTACAACATTTTCTGGTGGATTACAAATGATTTCCGGCTTAGGTAAATCAGGCATATTTACAAATACTTTGATCCCCCATCCGTAATTTATTGCCTTGTCCACATTGGCTAAGAAATCTTTTTTATTCATACATCATCCTCTTTTCTTTTTCGTGATAGTGGTCACTAACCAAACCTTACTTTTTCGAAACGATTTAGATAATAAGTTTCGCCATCTACTTCCACATAATTCCCAATGATGTCTTCATCATTTACATCCGGTACAGAACCATAATCCCCCGTAGTCCATATGTTGTACGCTTCCTCAGGTGTCTCAGCTTCAATTTCAATACTAACCTCTTGTTTTCTTTCCCAACTAATTTCAAAAGATGCCATGATATTCCTCCTTCAAACCTTCCATTAGGCTACAATATCTCGCCTTTCAGCTTTTACCGCTTCAATCAAGCGATCCTGAGTCAGCTTTTTCCCTCGTAGCCGATCAATCACACGATCGTCGAATGTTCCTTTTGCTCTTATGATATTCAGGATCGTTGCATGCTTCTGACCACTTCGCCAGATCCGTTTGTTGGCTTGTAGCCATTGCTCCAATGACCACGTTAATCCGTACCAAGTGACTCGGTGTCCGCCGTATTGTAAATTCAATCCGTGCCCTGCACTTGCGGGATGAGCGATCAATACTTCCAATTCTCCGCGATTCCATTTCTCACGATCTGATTTATTCTTTACTTTGCCATAGATGATCTTTTTCTTCTTCAGCATTTTCTCAATCAACAACTCGTCATGCTTGAAGGCATAAAACACAAGCATTGGACTCTTATTCGCGTTATCGATGATCTGTTCAAGGGCTTCGATCTTTTTCTTGTGGATCGGTTGGATATCACCATTCTCGTTGTAGACTGCCCCATTTGCCATCTGCAGGAGTTTTCCTCCTAAGACAGCCGCATTCGACGCCGTGATATCTCCTTCATCAAACTGCAAGAGCATTTCGTTTTTAAACTTGTCATACAATTTACGTTCTTTGCCCTCTAAAGTGACGTTAACGACGTTCTCGACAAGTTCAGGCAATTCGATCCAGTCTTCTGTCTTTAAACTCATGGTAACGTCTGCAATCTTCTCATGGATGAGTACTTCATTTCCTTTCGGACAGTACCAAGAGAAAACGCGTTTACCTTTCGATTTCGCTGGGAGAAAATATCGGGATCTGTATTGGTAGAAATTATTGCCTAGTCGTTTCCCTCCGTCGATCATATAGATCAACGTCCAAATATCTAGAAGTCCATTCGGAGCGGGCGTCCCGGTCAACTCAACAAATCTCTTTGTACGTGCAATGATTTTTCGCAGGTTCTGGGTTCGCTTGGCGTCCGGATTTTTAAACATAGAAGCCTCGTCGATCACCAGCATGTCAAAGAACCAGTTCATTACGCCGACTTCTTTCACAAGCCAGTCAAATGTCCCCACACTCAGAACATAGATGTCACCTTCTTGTTTTAAAGCTTCTTTTCGTTGTTTCGGATTACCTACTAGACTCACGACCTTCAATCGACGAGTCGCATCCCATTTCTCTACCTCATCGGACCATGTATCAGCTGCCACAAGTGGTGGTGCAATAATCAACACTTTTTTGACTTGGAATGTGTCTATCAAATAATCAATCGCCATCAACACACTGATCGTTTTACCCATTCCCATATCGAGAAATAACCCATAGCGAGGATTTTTGACAACCATATTGGCGCTATAGCGTTGATAATTTCGCATGACTAGGTGCTCTCTAGTCTGGGTAGTCAAGAAGCCTCACCTCTGTTTTTTCTTTTTTCTCGAAGCGGTTAGCTAGATATTCCTGTTCAAACTCCTCTAGCCCCGATTTTCCGGCGATACTAAACGCATCAAGCCCGAGAAGATGTAACCTCTCTATCTGTTTACGTTGAAGTGGTCTCGGCTCCTCACCTTGCTTCTTCACTTCTGCGAAAAATGACCACCCAGGCAATCCACAAAATCGATCGGGGACACCTGCATCACTATCTACTTTCCAGCAGAGTCCGCCATAATTTTCAAGGAGTTTTCTGAGATCTCCAGACGTTGCTCCCTCTTTTCTTGTCTCAATCTGCATCAGATCAACCTTTCTGTATTAAATAACTAAGATTTATTTTAAAAAATCAGAGTTTTAACCTTTTGGTTACATTGGTATAACTGAATTTATGCACTGCACTGTAACCTAAAAATATTCTTTGGTTACACCTCGGATTGCTTTTGTTACGGTATCTCGTATCGTGTTATCTAAGGAAATGTAACTTTGTAACCTCAATTCCCTATATAAATATACGCGCGCACGCGTTTTGCTAAATCCTCTTACGTATATATGAAATACACATATTAATTAAATATATTTAGGTTACAGTTACAAGAAAGGTAATAAATAGCTTTACATCAAGCCTAATAGGTGTAACCTAAGCCGTAACCTACGAAAATTTAAGTTACACCACCTTGGTATGTCAGGCTTTTCGACCGTGTTACTGTAACCTAATATTTTTTCATGACCTGTAAAAAATCGTTTTCCACGAAATTGCCGTAGAATTTCATACATTTCAATTATCATTAAGTTGGATTGTCGGTCAATTCATCAGGATCGTCTTGTCTTTCCGACAGCTTAGTATTAGAATTCTATTAAAAGGAGGTGATAGAATGTCTATGCTACCGCTTTATGATTCAAATTCAGAACTTGTGGCTTGGCTAAAATTAAGAGATGGAATTCAACACATCTTTGATACGGATTTAAATTGGATAGCCTTTGTAAAAAACGGCAATATACGATCTGCAGACGACAACAATTGGCTTGGTAAATTAAACCAATATAACTGTCTCGACAGACACGGAAGAGTCTATCTTTGGTGCCCGAAATCTGACTTCGTATCAGGTACATCACGACCCGCAACGCCTGCAAGACCAGGGCGACCTGCACGTCCTGCTCGACCTGCACGTCCTGCCACTCCTGCGAGACCTCCTCGTCCAGCAAGACCTTCTCATGGTTGGTCAGAATTGTCTCTCGGAGAATGGCTTAATCAATAAGTTGCTTTTTAGCGGCTTATTGATTTCTAATACTGACGCTCAAAATATTTCTGCACACCATGGACTCCAAATCGTTTTCCTTTCGATGCTCGTTTCCAACCGCCTATCTGTAATAGCGCACCTGTGATCTCCCGACTATCCAATCTAGTCATCCGGTCAATCTCTTTCCCAAGGGCTTCCGTCCAAATCTCCGCCGTGCAAACTTCCTGTCTCACCGTTGCCCCCTCTTTGATCATCTCTTTAATTTCATCATCTGTTCGATGTCTGAAATTCAACGATCGTTCTGCTGGAGACATATCCTCCCATTCTTCACATAACGGATATTCCAGGTATTCCCGAATTATAGGAACTATCGGGCTTTCTTCTGTATATTGCGCTTGAACCTGCTCAGCGGTCGAATCCAGTTCCTCAGGAAGATAAATTGAAAAACCTTCCTCATAGAGCGTCTTTGCTTCTGCCCAAATTTGATCGATCATCGCGTCTGTCAGATGTTTCCAGCTTTTCATTTTCTGTGCTTCCTTGTCACAGCCAATCGGGTAATACCGTCTATTCCCTGTTGTATCCTTTAAAAAGTTCAAATCGTTGGACGATCCCCAGAACGTGCAAGCTCGCTCATAGGTAGCTGTCCGTTTGCCGTAGCTTAATCTAAAACGATCTTCTCTCTTCGATAGAAAGTGCTTAATTGTTTCATTGTCGGATTTCTTCATCGCCGACATCTCTGGCAACTCGATCAACCAACTTCCTATTAAGGCTTCATAGGCATCCTTGTTGTCTACTCGTTGCAAACTGTCATTACTCCAACCTTTGCCAAGCTTATCGATAAAATACGATTTTCCTAGCCCTTGACCACCGACAAACACAATGGCAGTATCATACTTGATCCCCGGGTGATAAATACGGGCAACACTTGCCACAAAATGAATTTTTGAAACTGTTCTTGTGTACTCGGTATCCTCTGCGCCAAAGAACTTCTGAAAAATCTGCTCTATGCGCTTCTTACCATCCCATTCCAGAGAATCAAGATACTCCTTCACAGGATGGAAGCTATTCTCTAAAGCAATCTCATTCAACGCGTTCATAATTTTATTCGGACCAACCACGCCGTAATACTGCTCAAGATAGATCTGCAGGCTTCCGTCATCACTATCTAGCCAGTCGCTTCCAGATCTAGCCCATGGTAGCTTTCCTCGAATGATCATACGCCGCGAAAATTCATCAATCGCAACTTTCCCTTTTAAGTTGGGATCATTGCTAAGAATAATTTTGACATTTATACCTGTTGACTCAATCTGTCCTCTGTCATCTCTAGATAATTGTGCGAGCCACTTTTTCGCTTGCTTGGCACTCGTATTGGAGTCTTCCCAATCGTCGTCATCGTCTATCCAGTCATCGTCCTGATCATAAAATTCCTCGTCCTGTTTTGAATCATCGAACACATCAAATGGTAATTCAGAAAGATCCACAAGTTCTGAGTTTGTCTGTTCGTCGTCATGGATGAAACTCATCATCTCTTTATAAGAAGGTCGCTTCGTTGCTGGGACTTCTGGCGCTACATCAAAATCCAAGTCACCAAACAGATGCAACCGTAAAAAATCAAACGCATTCGTTAGTTGTCCACTAGTAGGGCTAGTGCCGTGGTGGCTGTATGCAAATAGTCCGTCTTGGTAAAGAATCAAACCACCTGCAGTGGATCCATCCAAGTAAGTATAACGATCCTCTTTGAAAAATTCGTATTGATCAGGTAGCCATTTCTCTATGACATCCTCAATCCGATATGCTCGGTTGAAGGCGCCGATATACCCGCGTTTCTCTAACGGATCTCCCTGCTTCTTGGCTAAGTGCTTAACATTGGCCATCTCATCGGCAGCATGTGGCCAAGCATATACATCTTTCCAATCGTCATATCGATCAAGCTGTTCCTCAGGATCCAAATAGTCGCCATCTTCCACATGGAAAACAAATTCTCCATCCTTCGCAACGGATCCCCAAAACATCAGTCGAGACGGTTGATAAGTTGTTTTGTCCATCGCTTCGATATTGATATCTGCCGCAATGCGTCGAGCGATCGGCTCGTACTGTTCAAGTTTTACATTTTTCAGTAATGGGACGATAACCCGAAGTCGCGGCGCATCTGCACGATGCTTGTGTGTCGAATACACTGCATAGGTATAACCGTGTAATGCTTGCTTGATGTCATCCAACACATCTGCATCGCCGTTATCCAAATCAAGGGTTAACATCGATCGCCAGCTTACATTGTTTGCTAGTCGACGACCCTGAGCCAAAGAACCTCCAACGAAGCCGCCGACATCTTTTACTTTCCCTTGTTGGGCTTTCGACATCTTCACGAACTCTTTATATAGCTCTTGCGTTCGTGTCGGTGTCGCTAGTTTCTTGGCAAGATCGGACCAGCCTATTTCCACATTTTTCCAACGCTTTGTTTGCGCCGACGGTGCTGTGGCGATTGTCAGTTTTCGATCATTGTCTAGTCCGACAATAATTTCTTTTTGGCTACTCGATAGGGCCATTACAATGCCACCTTTCTAATCTTTCATATAAAATGGACTGATAAAACCTGCGGCATCTAGTACAAGATCATCATCGGCCCACTTCACTGGTCTTCTTAATATATTGTTCAACTCTTCTAAGTCAGCTCCTTCACGTGCCTCAGTAATCACCTCATCATGTACATGACCAACGACTTGAAACGGACAATCGGTTGTCTCGATGTAACGGATCGCATCCATGAGGATATCACGAGCGACCGCTTGGACAATGTTCTCGAAAAGCTTTCCACCGTATGTCTGTTCAGTTCGCCAATGCCCAGCAACAAGTGTTTTAAAATAGATCACATCGCGTTCGAAAGGTTGAAATTTCTGGTTTCCTTTCGGCTTAACAAGTTTTGTTTTTAGATATACTTCTGGATAAGCAAGCTCGCGCCCACTTGGCAATCCAATAAACAGAGTTCCTCTTCGGATCTCGAAATAGATTCCTTTTACGATATCCACTCGTACCCTCTTCTTATAGGCTCTTATTGCGGCGTTCTCTAGTGTGCGCCACATGGTCGGGATTTCCGGACTCGCTTCGCGCCAGAGCCGTTTGAGACGGTCATAATTGTCCTCAATCATCAGATCCTCCAAGGAAGCCCAATCAATCGGATCATCTGGATCCAACTTGTTTTTCTCCGCATATGCTCGTTTTGCATCATCGGACAGATCTGGTCGAACTTTACCGCCGAAGTCCATTTGTGCCATCGCCCCAGCACCGCCACCGTAACCGAGCGCCAGCTCTGCGACCTTGCCTTGTTGGCGAAGCGGGCTATCTTTCGTGATCTCTTCAACGGGTACATTGAACATCATCGAAGCGGAAGATTCGTAGATTTTCCCGGTTGTCTTGAATACATTCAGCCGCCATTCAACACCCGCGATCCAAGCGCTGACACGAGCTTCTATACTATTTAAATCGGACACATACAGGAGTTTCCCTTTTGGAGCAACAATGGCAGTTCGAGTTAATGCGGAGATCGTTTCCGGAACACTGTCAACAATCATCTCCAAGAAGTCAAAATCTTGGTGCTGGACTAAGTAAACCAATTCCTTCAATTCTTCCATCGAGTAGTGCATCCGAGGAAGGTTCTGTAACTGGATCCCTCGACCTGCCCAACGTCCCGTATGACTACCATAATATTGGAATAATCCTCTTGCCCGTCGTCTAGGATTATTTGTTGTGTAGTGAAGCATTCGCTCATATTTTGATATGGAAGACTTTGAGAGAAACTGTCGGTTTTGCAGGACTTCATCTTCAAGCACCAGCCCTTTCGCTTGAAAATGATTTCGGTGGCTTTCGATCGTTGCCGCCTGAAGGTTGGGCAATTCTATGCCACGATCTCGGAACCATTCTAAAAGTTGAGGGACACTGTTTGGGTTTGCTAGCTGTGTAATTTGTTTCTGCCGTTGCATGACCCGTAATTTGAAATGATCATAGAATTCAATGACACCCTCAACATATCGCCGATTGATCATCGCCCCACGTCGATTAATTTTCAGATCAATCCACCAGTTGGACATGTCTTCCCAATCAATTCCATATCTCGAAACCATGAACTCACGAGCTGCTCGTTCTGTTGTCACGTCCTGCCGACAGTAAAGCTTGTATTCTAACCACTTACCTGGATCATGATGAGGGAAATTTCGTGTTCTCCCTCCATTAATTTTCGTGGGCTTACAAGGCATAGAGAAATACTTAATCAAGTTCTTACCTTTTGCATCCTTTTGATCTCCGTGACCGTTGATGGCCTTTCCTAATTGATCTAGCGATAGCGGATAGCCAAGGTATGCAGCAATGATCATCGTGTCAATCCATTGATTTACTGGAAGTTGCTTTCCGATATGCTTGGATAAGCAGTACAACTCGAAAGCAGCATTCTGTGCTGACTTAATATAATCAGGATCCATTAATGCATGTAACACTTGGCTTGGAATTTCATCACCTTGGGCTAGATCGATCGTTTTAACCGTTCTGTCATCAACTGCATAACAGAAAATCAGAACTTCGAAAGATGGATCGTCTACATATTCATACAAGCCGCAGGACTTCAAATCTGTTTCTGAATAAGTTTCAATGTCAATCGAGAGAACTCGTTTGCCTCTGTATGGATTTTCTACTCGCAACATGATGCATCAATCCCAGTCATCGTCATCATCTTCCCAGTTATCATCACTTGAAGGAGTTTCATCAGAATTATCGTCATCCCAGTCTGGCTCTACTTCCTTTCGAAGATCCTCACCATAGAGACCTTTGGGATTTTCTTTTGCATCTCCTAAGAATTCTTTTGCATTAGGAAGTTTGTACTGTTCCACAATTTCTTTCATTCGTTTTGTAAATTGATCAAACTGAGCTTTTAGTTGTTCCAAATTTTTCGCTTCACTAAATATTGGAAGTTCGTTTTCACAGATTTTAATCGCTCCTGCAAGATTAGATGCATACGCGGTTTTAGTCCGCGCTACTTTCTGACCATCTTTTGCCTCAAATATAGTGGTTCGTACTTCAATATTCCGAACATCTCGCGCGGCGATCTCTAAATTGTCATTGATCTTGATTCTTAAACGATCTTTTGCCATACACTCACATCCTTTCATTTGAATAGGACGGGCTACTTGCCCGCCCCTGCTCAGTGCTCCTTAAAATGGCAGATCATCGTCATCTATATCAATGCTTCGTCCTCTGCGACCTCTTCCACGGTTACGATCGGGACCAAAATCATCGTCCTCGAAGTCCTCATCAAAATCCTCATCACGTTGGCGGCGGTTCTTTTTTGTCTTCTTGCTGCGACGATCTGTTTCAAAATCATCAAAGTCTTCGGATCCATCGTCACCAAAATCTTCATCATTTCGCTTGCGTTTTCCGCCCCCGCGACGGCTGCCTCCAAAGTCATCGAATTCTCCACCTAGATCGTCATCATCTTCATAGTCTGCATCGAACTCATCGAACAGATCCGAGCTAAATGTTGATCCTAAAGGTTCGCCATCGGCTACTTTTTGAATTCCTAACAATCCAAAGCCGATACCCTGGTTTCCTTGGCTGTTATAAGCGAATAGCTCAACAAACACATTGGCATAACATCCGCTGTATACTTTACTTTCGTCTGTGATTTCACGTCGGCGATTATCAACGATCTGCGGAGGGTAATTTTCTCCAGCCTTAGCGTTGATATACCACATGCCTTCATATCCATCTAAAATGGTATCTTCGTCATCACCAACAAACTTGTCATCCCCATCGCGAACTCCCCTATCGAACTTCTTAGGGTTGATACGTCCAAGTTTAGCTTTTCCTTCTTCTGTCGCCGCCTTGATTGCTTTGCTTAGCATTCCCATATTCTTTTTGTCGCGTTTGTCGATCAATAGGGCAGTGGAGAATTTTGGTTCCGCCTTCTGATCATTCGCTGGTGCTACTGGTCTCCAAATATTTGCATAACTTAAACGTACATTTCTCAATTGAATTCTTGTTCCCATCTAATTACTTCCTCTCTTTATTCATTGGATAGATCATCAAACGCTTGTGAAGCATCGAATGACTTCCACTCTGGACGTTTGTCTGATTCTTTTGCTAGTTTCGGTTGCCCCTCAGCTTGTGTTAAATACGGTCCTACTAGGTCGCTGAAGGCTTCCAAGCCAAGTGTTTTTTCTAGATCGCCGATCCCTTTCATTTGAGGAGGTTTGTAGATATCTTCCTCAGGGTACCCTTCGAACTGAAGGTCAATGGCTAGTGCCTCTGGGTCTCGTACTGTTCGTTTACCAGACCTGCCTTGAACGACTTTGTAACCATCTATGTGGACTCCCTCAATAGCAAGCTTTAATGCATACTTCTCTACTTTATCGATCCATTGCTTAACCTCAGATCCTTTGTTTACGATTTCCGCCACTTCTGAAGGGCTCAGCCATTCCTCAGGAGTAAAGTCCACGCCTGCAAGTAACGTCTCTGCTCTTTTCTTGCAGACATCTTTAATCGGACACCATTGGCACCAAGACCCTGCCAATAGTTCGCCTTGACCGCAATATGCTTTATTAGCAGCCGGCCGTAAAACGGTTTTGCCCCATCGCATCAGATCAGTGGAACGGATCGTTGTTGATGAACGATCATGCAACCGTGGTTGTACAATCGTAAAGGTAATATCCTGAACAAAATCCATATACTTCTTGAAAGATTTCATTGCACCAAGCCCGTAGGCTTTGAGCTGCGGGTTGTCTAACGCCGAAACTGGTTTGCCTTTCCCGTACTTTAGATCAGTAATGAACATTTTGTTTCCTCCTATGATCACCACGTCACTTGTTCCAAAGCCCTCGGGAATGTAGTCGCTCGTATCAACGCGGGCTTCAAAGAAAATTAACGGTTCTTTAACCCCGATACTCTTCAAATACTTCCTTTGTGAAGGCCGCATCTCCTCGAAAGCATTGACTGCCTCGGCGTACTGCTCATGAACAACGTTTTCGAACTCTCGAACGTAATCAGCCATTGCCTTGTTGTAAAGAGGATTCTTCTGTAATTGTTTATATTCAACTATTTCTCCCGCATCAGGTCCTTCGTATTCGAAGCGCAGATTCAACTCCGCTAAAGCATGAGCGATTGTTCCTTCTTCTGCTTCAGCGGATCCCGAATCTTTGAAAGACTGCGTTAGACGAACACTCCGAGGGCAATGGATCCACCGATCTGCATCACTTGCTGAAAGTAAGGCGTGTTCGCTAGGCATATTACTCGCCTGTCACTTTCGCAACGGCTTTTTCGTAGTTCTTCCATCTCTCTTTTAGTTCGGCATCAATTGCGGCACGTCCTTCGACATCATCCTCAAATTGACCGATGCTAGCAGAATTTCCTTTACTGTGCTTCTTCATTAATTTTTTAGCACGATCTACATCTTTATCACCAAACAGCTTCACCACTTGTTTGAAGGTTGGAAAATCGATCACTTTCACGTCGGATGTAGTCCAGTTATCATCTTCAAAATCGTCATCCTCGTCTTCAAAACCATCTTCTTTGTCATCGTTTTTTCCCGAAAGTTGTGCCTGTTCCCAAGCTTGATATTCTTTCTTCGTCACGTTTTTTCCACGATCTTCTGGTGCAGGTAACTCTTCGCCTTTTTTAATTGCTACCATCGTGCCATCAACCAGCTGGATCCATCGGTTTTGAGTAGCGATTTCTGGTTCATCGTCATCTACGGCGGTCTTCTCCGCTTCCGGCTTTTCCTTAGTTGGTGCCTTTTCTTTTTGAGCCTTGTCCATGATGAGCGACTTTACTGGTCCGATCCCTGCCGCCAACTCTGCGGCAGCTGCATATACTTCTTCCATTGATTCTCCACTAAGTGTTACACTAAATTTCTTCATATTCCTTTTCCTCCTAATTGGTGCTACAATGTAGCTATAAATTTAATGATTTATGTTATGGCTTATCTCGGGTGCGACCGAGGTAGGCTCTTGTTTTTCTATAAAGTGCATTTCATACATTTGCTTAACTTCGTTATAGTTGTTTGACGCAAAAACTGTTTCACCATTTTCTAAAGAAACCACTGTACTTGATCTTTTGGAATCCGGTAGCTCAGCAATTTGCGTAATTTGATCTAACCTCACCATTCTTCGGAACCCGTTGACTGTTGTAAGTTCTAACACTGACCCCACCTCCCTTCATTGTTAATAGGTTTGTTTACACTCAACGATTTCAGCATCGCCTTTCTTAATTGCTTCAATAATTTTGTTTTCCTCGATTCGTTCGCCTCTTAGAGTCATGAAGCCGTCCCAGCCAATGCGACTCCTATCAAGGATTTCTCCTACACGTTCCAAATCATCCTTAAACTCTTCATCACGCCAGACAGCAACACGACCATTTACCGTTAGCTTACTGCCGTCTTTATAATGAATTTTGATGCGATAACGATTTATTCTTTTACCCATTAGCTAGCCTTCTTTCTCAACTTCCACAAGAGATACTCGCTCTCGAGCCAAGTCGTCATAAAGCTTGGAGAACTCCTCTGCTTTTTCCCGTGCTTCAGCGAGTTTCCAATGTAGTTTTTTACCTTCTTGATAATAGTCCTTATACATTTTGCTTTTTTCCAAGTCTTGAACCACCAAACGTGACTTAACCAAAGCTTCATAACTAAGTTTCAGGATTAATTGTTCCCGGCGGTAATTCGATAAAGTTTCAGGATTATCCGAAAATACACTTGAGTTAACCGACAGATCTACAACGACCTTTTTGCCATTAACAATTTTGTATAGCCTCTGGTTTGCATCCTGAAAATACTCACCATCGCTTGTGTTGTAATAGATAACAACCCCTGTATTGGTCATTCTCCATACTTCGATATTATTATCGAAAAAATATTCTTGAACTGGTTCCACTATGATCGATCCTTTCTCTGAAAAATATTTGCTATGGCAACAATTCCCAACAAAGCAAAACCTGTAACCCATGCCTTGAAAAGAAATGCTGTAACCATTGCACCTGTTAAAATTGCCTTTTTCGTTTTCCGGTTTGCTCTTTTTTGCGCGACGTCTCTTGGTAAGAAAAACTCAAAATCTTGTCTCATGTTTCCCTCCTCAGGTACTTCCAAAGCTCATTATCAATAAACTCAATCAGTCCTTGTGACTTGAATAGCCAGCGATCACTTTGAGAATATGGATAATAAACCCATCCGCCATTTTCTACATCAAGCTTTTTGATTAATGAAGGATTATTTAAAATGTTGTCTTTAAGCCAAGTTGATGATCGATTTGCTCTCGCTGAAAAATCTTTCATTGTAAAAGTTTGACCGGCAAATTCTTTATCTTCTAATTCCTTTAGCCGGACCCTCTCGACAAGAATTAAATTATCAGGAATATCAATAGTCACTTTGGCTTCAATTTGTTGAGTTGCCATTTCCTCCCTCTCCTATCTAATTCGAAAATCCGAAATAATTTTTAAAACTAATTTGTTAGCTGCAGTTGAATTTTTTAATTTCCCTGTCAAATAGCTGGTTACATCCTGCTTTGTCATTCCGTAATACACTGCAATATCAACGATTGTTGTTCCTGATTCTTCGATAAACTTTAAAACCTTCTCACGACCATTTGTTGATTCCGGCATGTTTCCACCTCTATTCATTTACAGTTTAGTAAGATAAATAGTAAGAAATCTAGTTTAACTATTGACATTTTTATAGAAAACTATAAAATGAAATCATAGTTAAATAAGCTTGGTTAAACCTATTAAATTGACGTTCTAAGTTTGGCGACCTCGAATTGTTTATTTTAATTAGGTGTCTTTCCTTTTGCTTTTTTCTTACTATTTATCTTACGAGGTCTATATTATAGCAAACTATAAATTCAGTCAAGTGTTTTCTATAGTTTTCTGTAATTTAGTTCTTCGACGAAAGGAATCGTTGATATGACAGTCTTTGAAAGAATTAAAAAATTGGCTGACGGACAAGGCATAAGTGTTTCAAAAGTAGCTACTGATCTTGGGTTTAGCGAAAATCTTTTTTATCAATGGAAAAAAGCGAGCCCAAAATCTGACAGATTAGAAAAAGTTGCAGACTACTTTGATGTTTCCGTAGACTATCTACTGGGAAGAACCGATGACCCTCATTTCACTCCTAGCCACATTGAAGACGAAGATGATTATGAAAAAGAGCTTATTATGATGTTCAGGAAAGGTGAAAAAGAAGTTGCTCCTGAGAAACGTGATCTTTATAGAAAACAAACTAAGGATCTTATGAGTTTTATTTCAAAAACCATGCAAGAATTAGACGATGAGGAAAATGAGTAGCTCGGGAGTGTAAATGTTGGAAGATTTAAAAGGCAATCGCTTGTCACTTATTAATTTATTAGTTAATCAGTTTTTGTTGAAAGAAAATATTGAACCTGAAGAATATACTTTCTCTGATTTTATATCTTCTTATATTAAAGAAAACAAAATCAAGATAATCTCGGAAATTCCAATAATTGATGAGGAGTTTTTTCTTGGGGTTACTGTTAGAAGTAAAAAAAGTATTTGCATTTTTCTAAATCCTGATGTTTTTAAAAGACGTTTTAACTTTAGTACTTGTCACGAGATAATTCATTGTATCTTCGATATGAATATGAAAAAAAAGACACAAAAGTTTTTCAACGTTGACAATAATCCTTCTTTCTATAACGAAGAAGAGTGGATTCTAGAGAAATTAGCTAATGGTGGAGCAGGTGTAATAATGCTGCCTGACATTAAGTTAGTAAAATATATGAGAAGCAATAAATCATTTCGCTTGATTTCAGATGAATGTCATATCAGTCAGCAAGCTCTGTATAATCGATTTATCGATTTTGGCATTTACAGTTGCGGAATGAGTGAAATAACGGCTGTACGAGCCACTAAAAATTTTCAATATCTTGGTGATCGAACATTATTTAGGATGTATCTTACAGGCGTTCATTCTACACGAGAGAAACAAATTATTTATGATTACGAAAACTCAATTTAAGTAGCTCGTGCTGCAACACGGAACCTTCTCTTCTTCTGAGTGTTTACAAATTAGTATATAAAAGAAATGAGGAATAGTTAAAATGAAAAAAATTTGTTTAGTGGTTTTACCTTTATTATTACTTACTGCATGTTCCGGTAACAAAGAACAAGCGAAAAATTCAAGTAGTTCATCTACCACAGTAAGTTCTATTGAAAAGGCATCTAATAGCAAAGAAAAACAAAATAGTAGTTCTACAGCTAGTAGCTCAAGTGACAATAATGTTAATATTGATAAGTTTCAAGAATACCTTTCGACAAATCCTAAAGATTTTGAAAGCTTTGTGGATCAATACTACTCAATTACCCCTACTACTGACCAATCAAAAGTATTTTCTAAATTGATAAAAGGAAAAACTTTCACCTTCACTGGTACTGTAATTGAACCTATGGGTCAACGAATTGCCGTTATTGCTGATAATAAATTTTCTAATCAGTCTTGGACTGATTCAGTCTCTACTAGTCCGTCAGCATCATACGTAATCTTTGTAAAAGATTTAAATAATACAAATGAATTTAATATCGGTGATAAAGTAACATTCACTGGAATTATGAGTTCAGCTGGCGCAAACTTTGATTCTATGCACGCTCAATGGGATATGACAAACGGTAAAATGCAAAAATTGCAATAAAGATTAGCCTTCGGGCTTTTCTTTTTACACAAATTCAGAACATACTGTCCACGGAAAGGGCTGATATCAGGGTGGCAAGATTTGTAAAACGTGGGAAAACATGGCAATACGAAATTTCTTATAAAGACGATGATGGGAAATATAAAAAGCTTCGAAAAAGTGGTTTCTCAAAAAAAGGAGAGGCTATAGCAGAAGCTGGGGAAATAGAATCAAAACTTGCTAAAGGCCTAAAAGTAACAAGTAAAGATGTTCTTCTTTCTGATCATTTCGAACAATGGATGAATGTCTATAAAAAAGGGAAAGTTTCAGATGTCACATTCAGGAAATATAAAAATACTTTGATGAATATAAAAAAGTATTTTCCAGATGATACTATTAAAAAAATCTCTAGAACGTATTACCAAGAAATCATAAATGAATTTTCTAAGGAACATGCTGATGCCACCGTTGAACGTTTTAACACTCAAATAAAGGCAAGTCTAAGAAATATCGTAGATGAAGGTATTATCCCTTTTGACTTTACAAAAGGAGCTGTCATCAAAGGAGAGGCTCCAAGCTTGAGCGAACAAGATAAATTTTTGAACTTCACAGAGTTTGAAGCATTAGTCAATTTGGCAAAAGAAAGATTAGATGCTCACTTTGCTTCTAGATTTATGATTGTTGTTGCTGCGGCAACTGGATTGAGATTCGGCGAATTACTTGGATTGACTTGGGATCGTGTGGATTTAAAACGTGGAAAAATATTCGTGGATCGCGCGTGGGATTACACGGAGACTCATGGCTTTGTACCACCAAAAAATGAGCAGTCTATTCGAAAAGTACCCTTAGATAGAGAAACAAATGAGATTATGAAGACTTTCAAAAAGGAACAAAAAGAACTATTCAAAAAAATGAAAATCAATCCTAAATATGACTTTGTTTTCTACAACGCAAAAGAAGGATTGATTTCAAACAATGCTGCTAACAAAAAACTAAAAGAACTCCTAAGACAACTGAAAATTGATACTCCCCTCACTATGCACGGATTAAGGCACACGCACGCCTCTGTTTTAATATTTAAGGGGGTTAACATTATGGCAGTGTCAAAACACCTAGGACACAAGAATTTAGCTGTCACAATGGAAGTTTACAGTCATGCAGTGAAAGAACTAGAAGAAAGAGAAGATGACCACATTAAATCAATTTTCGATGAAATATATGAAAGTCAAAAGTGATTTGGCACACGTTTGGCACAAAAGAAAAGACAAACCTTGATATAATAAGGTTTGTCTTTTAGTTTAAATGCCAGCTGCAGGATTCGAACCTGTGACCTACGCGTTACGAGTGCGTTGCTCTACCAACTGAGCTAAGCTGGCATTTCGTACAAGAGAAATTATAAAAAACTTCTGCGAAAAAGTAAAGTAAGATTCTTCTCAAAAAGCGATTACATGAAAAAAACTTGAAAATATGCTAAAATTAGGTATGTGATAAAAGGAGGCGTTCGAAATAGATGGCTACATTTGGTAAAATAGAGGCACACGTTGATCCTTCCGAAGCTGGGAAAAAGTTTCCCGTAAAGACACACGTCATGTTCACTATTCGCGGTCAATCTCAAACTGGGGTGGTCGCTAAACAATTGAAAAACGCAGCAGTCATTGAAATTGATGAGAAGCAAGATAATGAAGACTTAATTACTCATTCCAATGGCGTTGTCGTCGTCAATTATAAACAAATGAAAAAGATTTAG